ACATGGCGTTATGCCATTCTTTAGTCCAAAAGAAGATGATGAAAGAAGAACATTCTCTGCAAACATTAATATTAAATTAAATAACAGAGTAAGTGGCGACCATTATAGGAAAGACCGTTCGTGAGTATTGCTATAGATGCACAAATAAAAAATGTGGTTCAGTATAAAATGCTGACAGCAGAATTTCCTGATGAATTTGTAGATGGTCTTAACAAACATATTGATGAAAATGTTATCCCAAAGGATGAAGATTATTCAAGTATGCTAGTTGGCCAAATTAATAGAAATATAAAATCTAAACAATTAGCATTTTCTTTAGAAGATGAGTTTGGTGAAACTTTTAAAAATAATATAAACGGAATTGCATCAAATTTAATTAAGAATCCAACTGGGTATAATCTACCGTTAGATGTAGAATGTTTTGAAGCATGGACTGTACATAGTTATGAAGGCGATTATAATCCCTTACATAGTCATGGCGTAGATAGTGATGCTGGGTTATCAATGATACTTTATTTAAAAGTACCAGAGTGTATTGAAAAAAAACCAGAACCATTGCCATTGTCAAATGGATTAAAATATGCATCTGGTTCTATTGATGGATACACAGGATTAATAAGTTCCACAAATTCAATAGAGGACTTAAACAGATTGAAATTAAATGGTCAACATTATGTAAAACCAAAAAAAGGATTATTACTATTATTTCCTAGTTGGTTACAACATTGTGTTATGCCATTTTTTGGAGAAGGTGAAAGAAGAACTATGTCAGCTAATTTTAATTTAGTTGATATAAAAAATTAAACAAACGGAGTATATTATGAAATTAAGTGAACACACAGTTGACGTGTTAAAGAACTTTGCGACAATAAATCAAAACCTTGTCATCAAAGAAGGTAGTACATTATCCACAATGTCTGCCATGAAAAACATTGTTGCAAAAGCAGATGTAGAAGAATCATTCGATAAGGAAGTAGCAATCTACGACCTAAATGAATTTCTTGCTTCCATATCTTTATTTACAAGTCCTATTCTAGATTTTAAAGAAAGTTTTGTAACTATCAAAGAAGAAAATAGTTCAACTTCTCTGAAGTATTTTTATTCAGACCCATCAGTTGTTACTTCACCAAGTAAAACAATTACTATGCCAAGTAAGGAAGTAGAGTTTACATTGAACGGTGACAACTTAAACAAACTGAAAAGGGCTGCTGGAGTTATACAAGCACCAGACCTAGTCTTAGAAAAGAAAAGTACAGGTTCATTCTTAACTGTAAAAGATAAAAAGAATGATACTGCAAATACTTATTCCATAGATGTTGATACAAAAACAGAAGGTAGTGACTTTAAGTTTTACTATAAAGTAGAAAATCTAAAAGTTATGGATGGCAACTATGATGTAGAAATATCATCAAAGAATATTAGTCATCTAAAATCTACAAACAAAGATGTTGAGTATTGGGTTGCCCTTGAACCAGAATCAAGCTATGAATAACAAATTGGATTATATATTATGGAAACTTACTTGTGGGTTGAGAAACATCGCCCAAGCACTATCAACGATTGTATTTTACCAGAGAACTTAAAGAAAACTTTTAAAGACTTTGTAGAAGACAAACATATACCAAACTTAATTTTATCAGGTGGGCCCGGCGTAGGTAAGACTACTGTCGCCAAGGCAATGCTTGATGAAATTGGTGCAACATCATTACTCGTAAATGGTTCAGAAGAATCTGGTATTGATGTACTTAGAAATAAAATTAAAAACTTTGCCTCAACTGTATCACTAGAAGGTGGTCGTAAGTATGTGATACTTGATGAAGCAGATTATTTAAATCCCCAATCTACTCAACCTGCCCTTCGTGGGTTCATGGAAGAATTTCACAAGAACTGTGGGTTCATTCTTACTTGTAATTACAAGAATAGATTAATAGAACCATTACACTCAAGATGTAGTGTGATTGATTTTATTATTCCAAAGGTTGATAAACCATTACTTGCCAAAGAATTCTTTGTTCGTGTTAAAAACATTCTTGAATCAGAAGATGTAAAATATGAACCAAGAGTTATCATGGAAGTCTTAATGAAATATTTTCCAGATTGGAGAAGAACATTAAACGAATTACAAAGATACTCTACTTCAGGTGAAATAGATGCTGGGATTCTTGTAAACATATCAGAGGTAAATATAAATGAACTTATGGTTGCACTCAAAGAGAAAGAATTCACAAATGTGCGAAAGTGGATTGTGCATAATCTTGACAATGACCCTGTACGTATTTTTCGTAGGATTTATGATAATATGTACAATCATGTGGATAGCAGTACAATACCTCATGCAGTTCTTATACTCGCAAAGTATCAGTATCAAGCAGCATTTGTGGCCGACCAAGAAATAAACTTACTAGCATGTCTAACCGAAATAATGGTAGACGTGAAATGGAAATAGACAATGTATGAACTAAAGGAATATCTTAAAGCAATCAATACTTCCAAAGAAAAACTTATGGATAGTGAAGATGAGCAATGGGAAAAGAAATATCCAGCATACATTGTAAACAAATGTCTTGCCCCCTTTCAAGACACCATCTTCCTAGTCAATGAGATGAATATGAGTCATCAACTAGATAAGAAATTGCAGTTTGATTTTTTACTAAATACTCTTAGAACTAGGTCAAGATACACACCTTGGCTGAAAGCAAAGAAAGAGAAGTACTTAGAGAGTGTAAAAGAGTATTATGGTTATGGTAATGAAAAAGCTAAGTCAGCTCTTAATATACTAAATGATGAACAAATAAAAGCTATTATTAATAGTTTGAATAAAGGTGGTAAACATGGAAAATAACGTAAATTGGAAGCAGGAGCATATGTTTGAGGTTCTATTAAAAGAACCAGACGACTTCTTAAAGATTAGAGAAACATTATCTCGTATCGGAGTTGCTTCACGAAAAGAAAGAAAGTTATATCAGTCTTGTCACATACTACACAAACAAGGAAGATATTATATCGTTCACTTTAAAGAATTATTTGCACTTGATGGTAAAGATACCAACTTGTCAGAGAATGATATTGCAAGAAGAAACACAATAGTAAAACTTCTAAGTGATTGGGGGTTAGTAGAAATGAAAGCTACACCAGAACCTATTGCACCACTAAGTCAAATTAAAATCATTTCTTTTAAAGAGAAAGATGAGTGGGTACTGGAAACTAAATATAACATAGGTAAAAAGAAAGAGGCAAATTAATGGCATATTCAGATAAAGTTTTAGACCACTATGAGAATCCTAGAAATGTAGGAACTCTTGATAAGGAAGACCCAAATGTTGGAACAGGTATGGTTGGGGCGCCGGCATGTGGTGATGTTATGAAACTTCAAATTCAAGTTGATGACAATGGTATCATAACAGATGCAAAATTTAAAACATATGGATGTGGTTCTGCAATCGCATCATCAAGTTTACTAACTGAATGGGTACAAGGTCAAAGTGTAAAAGAAGTTGCAAAAATAAAAAATAGTGACATTGCAGAAGAACTTGCATTACCACCTGTAAAAATTCATTGTTCAGTTTTAGCAGAAGATGCTATCAAAGCTGCACTTGCAGATTATCAAGGTAAACAAGAAGCAATGGGTAAATGGAAACCTGAATAAATTATGGATGACTTTAAAAAATTTGTATCTGAGCAATCAGATGAACAACCTTATAAACTTGTCATCTTATCACATGATGACCCACTAGACCCAAATGAAACTTCGCCAATGGTTAAGAAGAAGGCAAAAAAACTTGGAATTAAAGTTTTTGTTGCTGAGATTATGGGTTGTTATATGGAAGATGATGGTAAAGATAAACTGTTATATTCCTATCCTGTAGATGAAGAAGGTAAATCACAATTACCAGATATGAAAAAAGATGTTGAATATGCCAAACCATTTAGAATAAATCCAAAAGATACATTAATAATGATGAGAGGATTAAATGCAAGAGATGGTTGTGCCTCTTGGTTTACTATGGCAAGAACACTTGAAACAGCTGGTTATACAGTTATT